CCTCTTCCGGGAGACTGGCTTCGATCAAGACATCGAGGCCGCCCGGATGCTGATGGCCAACATCCTTCATGAGACTGCAAACTTTAAGTACATGAAGGAGATCGCCAGTGGGTGGGCCTACGAGGGGCGCTCCGATCTCGGAAACACCCAGCCAGGAGATGGCCCCCGCTTCAAGGGTGCCGGTGTCCTACAGCTAACTGGCAGGTGGAACTACTCACGACTGGCCAAGGACTTGGGTGATCCCAAGGTCATGGAAGGTGTTGGGTATGTATCCACCACCTACCCATTCATGTCAGCCAAGACATGGATCCAGGAGAACGGTCTCCTGAATCTTGCTAAGACTAAAGGCTTTGATGCTGTCTGTCGCCGGATCAACGGTGGATGGAATGGTTATGCCGACAGAAAAGCAAAGTACGAAATCTGCCGCCGCCATATCCACTAACCGTTAAATCACGAACGGTACGATGGTTGGCAAGCTAATTACTCTCGTATCGGACCTGCTACAGCCTCAGAAGAACTGGGGCTGCTTCACTCGTAAGATGATCTCCCTCCTGACTCTATGTGGGATTGGATACATCGGCACAATGACATACCTGGACATCCGGTATGCCTATGACGAGTTTATTCCTGTTCATGAAATTGTAGAAACCGACCCCCACGCCTTTCAAGCCGTAAAGGACTTGATGGCCAGGATGCAGAGCCTGCACCATGAAATTCGCGGAATATGGTTATACAGCTGGCCCGATTCGTCAAACGTAGAGGTGGTTCACTCATCAGGTGAATCCCGAAACCCTCTACCGGTCGGCCACTTCTGGGAGAATGATCACCCTGAAGTTGGTCAGCTCACTATGGATATATGTACTGAGCTGAATAGAAATCTCCCCAACACAGCCTGTGCAGTCGTTGGTAATAACGATGCGTGGGGACTGGTTGTTGTGGTATGGGATGACGATAAGCCTAGGCCTCCTGGCCATGTGCAATTCGTTGGTTCTATTGCTGATCGTATCTCACATTTACTTTACGGAAAGAACCCATGATTGAAATTCTTGGCGTTAAACTCAGCTACGAAGCCGTGGCCTTCATTCTTGCCTTTGTCGCCTCTGAGGTGATTGGTGAGTCCAAACTGAAGGAGAACTCTGTAGCTGGCCTGGCAAAGAGCCTGATTGATACCCTCAAGCCCTCCCGCAAGGAAGACGAGAAGGTTGAGGAAGTTAAGAAGGCGGCTGACCTTCTTGTGCAAACCCTGCGTGAACTCGGAGACAAGTGATATGGCTAAGCGAGCCAGTGAAGATCTATTTGATGAACTTCATTCCCTTCTGACAACTGAATTAATCGGCCGGATCAAGTCCGGCGAAGCCAGCACCGCAGACCTTCGTGCTGCCTCTGACTGGCTGAAGGCCAATGACATTACCGGGGTACCTGTTGAGGGTAGTCCTCTTGCTGGCCTCGCTGGTCTGATCCCCGAACTCACCTTTGAAGACGTAGAGAACCACATCTGAACTATGGCCCCCAAACGATCCAGTAACCCTGGACGTTCGGCCCGGTATTACCGCTCGAACCCTGAGGCTCGGGCGAAGAAGAATGCTGCCCAGCGGAAACGCAACAAGACAGCAGCTAATCGTAAGTATCGGTCTGAATTGAACAGGGCCCGTAGAGCCGATGGCAACTACGGGAAGGGGGGCAAGGACTACAGCCACACCAAGAGTGGAAAGTTAGTCCGAGAGTCCCCCAAGAAGAATCGCGCCCGTCAGGGTGCCAACGGAAAGTCAACCAAGAAGTAAACCCCCGAATGAGCCAATGGATTCCCCCCGAAGCCTCATGCATGATCTCCTCTGCTTTCGCGCCTCAGATGCCAAGCGTATGTGGAGGGAACAAATCAAGGCTCGGGATGGCTACCAGTGTGTCTACTGTGGCAGCCCAAACAATCTGACCATTGATCATATCCGCCCCAGGTCCAAGGGTGGTCCTACCACTGATTCCAACTGCGTCACTGCATGTCGGTCCTGTAACCACGCCAAAGGGTCGATGGACCTGGCTGACTTCAAACTAATGATTGCTTAAAACAATGGCTAATTATCCTAAACAGCTACAGCTATACCCTACTCATTCCTACGCAGGTGCCCCGGGTAATCGCATCCGGGATAAAGCTCCTGGAGATCGGATCATCATCTCCGATGGATTCACTCCCCCATCTGATCTCACTGTCAACGACATCATCTATGACATCAGTGTGAACCTCTATGGTATTGACATCACTGGTATCACCCACGGGAAGCGTACCCGCCCCCGGGACCGTCTCTTCAAGGATGACTTCGGTGACATTGTTGTATTCCCCTCTGGTACCCCAATCTCAGGGCCCAAGACAGCCAACGAGCTGATCGAGATCCTCCGTGTCCTCTGGGACATCGAACACACCGTTGCACCTAATCGCATCGGTAAAGCTACCTCCGTACTCAAATAATCATGGAAGATAAAGAACTCAAGCAGCAACTCCGTATTGCTGAAATCGTTAATGGCCGTGCTGCAATGCTCGGTGTTATTGCTGCCCTGGGTGCATATCTGGCGACTGGTCAGATCATCCCCGGCATCCTCTGAAATCTATCGGCCCCTTCGGGGGCCTTTTTCTTTACTATGGGCAATCTCAAATACTTCTTCGGCGCACTAACTTCTAACCGGATTGAACAGCTCTCTGGTGGAAAAATTAAACGAATGACCCCAAAGCAGGCTGCTGGCCTGATTGGATCCTGGATTGTCGAGACCGGCAGTAGGGACCTCACCGACCTTGATGTGGTGGAGAAAGTCGCTGGAGCTGGTCGGGGACTGTCTCAATACACCGGAGCACGCCGGGTCGCTTATGACATTGAAAGGGCCAAAGCACTCCGCCACGGGAAGAACCCTAACTCTCCTGAATGGCAGCTGCAGTACTTCGTCGATGAATACACAGGTAAACATGACCGCCATGCTGGGGGTAAGTCCCTTATTGGTTGGACTGGCGCTCTCAGTGGCGTCCCCGAATTCTCATCTGCTGCTGAAGCCTCAGAGTTCTTCACAGGTTCAGCTGCTGAAGGTAGGGGATACTTCCGGCCTGGTGTTACCCACCAAGATAAACGAAACAAGGAAGCTGAACGTGTCTATGGCCTCCTCGGAGGTGAGGGGGGATCGGGCGAGGTATCTATTCCAGAGATCACTCAGACAAGCCCTACAGAGGCTTCTAAAGGCGTATCAGAGACTCCTCAGGATAAGCCCTTCTCCATCCCAGAGTTACTTATTAACTCAGTTAAGTCGTTGGGTATTCAACTATGACTCCCATCAACTTTCGACTCAATGAATTTAAGGAGCTAGCAAAGAAGATCGATAGCGTGCTCCCTAAGCCCCTTGCGTGGCTCCTGAAGGCCTTTCTTTATGGTCTTGAGACCAAATGGATAGATGCCAAGACAAAGGCTGCTGTAGAGGCTTCTATAAGCAACTACTGGGATGAGGTTGGACCTAAAGCAATACTCACCCCTCCGACTTACCACGAAGAAGAATCAGAAGTGGAAGGTCTACCGATAATGTCCCTAACCGCCAGCTATGAACGCACAGGAACTGGAGAAGAAACTAAAGGATGACTTCAAAGTATTCCTGACATTAGTGTGGCGTGAGTTAGACCTCCCTAAACCTACTCGCGCCCAACTCTGTATTGCCGACTATCTACAAAATGGACCAAAACGATTACAGATTAGTGCCTTCCGAGGAGTTGGAAAGTCTTGGATTACAGCTGCCTTCGTACTCTGGGTGCTCTTCAATGACCCTGATAAGAAAATCATGGTTATCTCTGCATCTAAAGAACGTGCAGACAACTTCTCAATCTTCTGTCAAAAACTCATCCTTGACATCCAATGGCTAAGCCACTTAGGCCCCAAGGACAGCGATCAGCGTTGGTCGCGGATCTCCTTCGACGTAGGGCCAGCCAAGCCCCACCAGGCACCCTCTGTGAAGTCTGTGGGTATCACAGGACAGATGACTGGTTCCCGTGCCCATTTAATGATCTTCGATGACGTTGAGGTTCCCCTTAACTCTGCCACTGATCTCCAACGTGAAAAACTCCTTCAGTTGGTTACCGAGGCCGAGTCAATCCTCACACCGGATGACGACTCTAGGATTCTATTCCTCGGTACACCCCAGTCTACATTTACGATCTACAGGAAGCTCGCCGAACGCTCCTACAGGCCCTTCGTCTGGCCAGCACGTTATCCCAAGGACTTATCCAAATACGAGGGCCTCCTCGCACCCCAACTGGTTGCAGATATCGAGAAAGGAGTGGAGGCTTGGACACCCACCGATAGTCGATTCTCTGACCTAGACCTCATTGAACGTGAGGCGGCTATGGGTCGCTCTAACTTCATGCTTCAGTTCATGCTGGATACCAGCCTGTCTGATGCTGAGAAGTTCCCCCTTAAGTTCCAAGACCTAATTGTTACCTCCCTCGGTAATGAATGTGCTGAGCGCTATGCCTGGTCGGCTGATCCCCGCTACATGCTTAAAGACCTCAACCCTGTAGGTCTACCCGGTGACCGCTTCTACGGTCCCATGTATATCGACGAAGGGATGTGTGATTATGCTGAAACCATTGTTAGCGTTGACCCCTCTGGACGAGGAACAGACGAGACAGTTGCTGTCGTCCTTTCCCAGGCGAATGGCTATGTCTTTGTTCGTGATCTCCGTGCTTATCGTGACGGCTACTCAGATAGTACGCTTTCCGATATTGTTAGACTCGGTAAGAGATACAACGCCTCCCGCCTCCTTGTCGAATCAAACTTCGGAGACGGAATGATATGCGAACTCTTCAAACGACACATCGTACAGATGGGTGCTGCCTTCACTACTGAAGAAGTCAGAGCTAGTGTCCGTAAAGAAGAACGCATCATCGATACCCTTGAGCCTGTGATGAACCAACACAAGCTCGTCATTGACCCCCGTGTCTGGGAATATGATTACTCGTCAAATCCCGATGCTTCTCCTGAAAAGAGGCTGGAATATATGCTCGGATACCAGATGTCCCGCATGTGTAGAGAAAAGGGAGCAGTTAAACACGATGACCGAATCGATGCTTTGGCTCAAGGCGTCCAGTGGTTTATTGACGCATTGGCTCAGTCCGCTTTCAAAGCCCAAGCCCTTAGGAAGAATGAAGAGTTCAATGCCATGATTCAGGCCTTTGAAGATAACCCCCATCTAGCTACAGATGCCCTAGTCCTAGGACAATCCTTCAAATCCCTCAAATCCCTTACTAGTACTAAGGTCTGGGACTGGACATAGCTATCTGGCCCACGTAAGCAGGGAGAGTGGTGCCTCCCTGTGTGGATATGCGGTGAGAATGACCCCTAGGTATGACCAGGGGTCTTCTTTTCCAAGACCACAAAGACCAAAACTAAATCAGGAACATCCGGGTTGTGACACCTGAGGGTTGACAGCTTGTCCCTCGAAATACAGATGTAATCACCGTACATACTTACTACTACC